TCGATGCCGTGGATCTGCCCGTGCGGCACATGCTTGACGGCGCGTTTCAGGTTGATGCGGACCATGTCGGTTCACCCCGTGATCTGCGGTTCCGGAAAGGGGGTGTGCGGGTCCGGCCGGGCACGGTGGCCCCCGTGCACGCCGGACGGACCCGCACGACGCGACGACGGGGCAGGGGGAACCGGCCCCGCCGCGCCGTCACGATCAGGCTCAGGCGTCGGCGCCAGGGCGAAGCCGCGGCACACCGATGACCAGCACCACGATCGGGGTGCTGCCCGGCGTGTTCGCCGCCGTGGCGACGACCCGCAGATACCGCTTCGACCCCAGGTAGCCGACGCGATAGGTATTGTCGTCTTCGGCTGCGGCATCGATCGTCAGGAACACGCCCGTGGAGCTGTCCGGCGTGGTGACGGGGGTCAGCGACCCTTCGATGTCCACGTCGTCGCTGTTGGTCACCGCCGTGAAGCCGGAACTGACGCTGTCCGATTCCTCGAAATGGAACGTCCAGGACGGCTGCGGGCTGTTGGCGATGTTCGCCACCACGCCGATGTGGATCAGCACGTCGACGCCATCGACGAAGTCGCGCAGGTCAACGCCGTTGGACGGCGTCACGGTGGCCGTTTTCGCGCCGCTGATGTGCTGCACGCGCTCGATGTTCTGATGCAGGGAATGCATTCCCATGGTCTTCACTCCTTCAATGAAAACGCCGCCAGCCCGTTGCCGGGTGGCGGCGTCTCCGTTTTGTCGTTTGCTCGGGTCAGATCAGGTCAGGGACCGGATCAGGACGTTGCGAACTTGGCCAGCTTGATGGCGTCGAAATTCTGCACGTCCCCGCCGGTGCGCTTGGTCATGTAGAACTTGACCTGCCCCTTCGTGGTGATGTTGTCGACGATCGTGCGCATGCCCAGCCGGTCGACGATCATGTAACCTTCGCCGAAGTTGCCGAAGGCGATGCTGAACGAATCCGATGCAACCACCGGCATGTCATCCAGCTGCGCGATCGGGTAACCGTGCAGGGTGAACAGCGCGGCACTGCCTTCCAGGCCGGCACCACCATTGAAGTCCACCAGGTAACGACCATCCGCATCCCGCAGCTTCCGCACCACGGCCGCTGTCAGGCGGGACATGGCCCAGGTTGCGCCGGCGTGATAGCCCTGGTTCAGCGCCGCGATCATGTCGATCAGCGCCGTGGCATCCGCCGCGCCGCTGGTCAGCGTCGGGAAGGCACCGGCGGCACCGATCGGAACATACTGCAGCTTGCCCCAGTCACGACCGTCGGCATCGGTGGTGGTCACCGAATCCGTGCCATAGTCAACGAAGCCGCGGGGCTTCTTCGACCCGTTGCCCGTGACATAGGCCGCGTTCTCGGTGCGGATCATCTTGTTGCCGGTCACCCGCATGATCCAGTTGCCCAGGTCCAGGATCATGTCATCCAGTGCCCGCTGCGACGCCTTCGGCATCGCATACTGCTCGAACGCCTCGATCGTCATCATGCCCAGGTCCTGCGTGCCCGTTTCCGGCCGGGTATCCATTTCGCCGACCCAGCCACCGGAAACCGCGTCGTCGGACATGTAGGGGGCCTCCCACTTGTCGGACCCGATTTCCTGCACCTGCGCGATCTGCCGCATCGGGCTGGTATCGAACAGACGCTGCCGCACGATGGCTTCCATTTCCACCGGCACCAGGAAACCACCCTGATTGTCCAGACCGACCCGCAGGTTGGCCTGGATGTCCGGGGTCAGGTTGGCGAAATTTCCGTTCTTCCGCAGCAGGGTGATCCAGCTCTCCGCATACTTTGCATAGGCGTCGATATGCCCCTGACCGAAGTCGCCGGGAATCACGTTCTCCGGCTTGATCTTCTCCGACGGTGCCTCATAGCGGGCAAAGAACTGACGCGCCGCTGCGGCCTGCTTCTCCGCTGCCTCGCCACGCTTGCCGCCACCGATCGCCATCTGGTCCAGCGCGGCAAAGATCTTGTCGGTGCTGGCCTGCAGTTCGGCATAGCGTTCTTCGCCGGCGCTGATCGCCGCATCGATGCGGCCGATCTTCTCGTCGGTTTCCTTCCGGGCTTCACCGAACGCCTTGATGTCGGCGTCACGCTCGTCAATGGCCGCCTTCAGCTCGGCGAAGTTATCGCCCAGCTGCTTCTTGATATCCTGCATCTCGGACATGGTCTGTTCCCTAACTCGGGTTTGTGATCTTGCGGACTTCCGATTCCACGAAAGCCAGCAGCGAACCCAGTTCCGGGGCGTCAGCATCCCGCTGATCCGGATCGGGTGAAGGGGTGCGGGCCGACGCCAGCGCCTTGGCCTTGCTGCGCGAAACCCCTGCATCCCGCAGGGCGCGCTCGATATCCCGACAGGTCGGGTCATCGGCAGGGCCGGCAAACCGGGCCAGCTCGCGTGGAGTCTTGTTGAACACGGACAGGTCGAAGGCGGCGCGGGCCGTTGGCTCCGACTCGTCTTCAACAATGCGGTCGGCGAATCCCCGATCGACGGCCTGTTCGGCATCCATCCAGGTTTCGGCGTTCATCATGGCGGTGATGGCATCTACGTCATCACCGGCACGGCGGGCATAGGTCCGCGCCAGCGCCGTATCGATGCCGGCCAACGCCTGCATCGTAGCGGCGTGATCATTCTGGTCACCGACGGTCATGGCCCAGGCGTTGTGGATCATCAGGAACGCATTGCCGTGAATGGCGATATCGTCACCCGCCATGGCGATGACCGACGCGGCGGATGCGGCAACACCCGTCACCACGACCTCGATGCGGGCCGCGTGCTGCACCAGGTCGTTGAACATGGCGATGCCGGCGAAGACATCCCCGCCCGGGCTATTGATCTCCAGCCGGATGCGCGGGGTCGTGATGCCGGCCAGCGCCTGGCGCATCATCTTGGCGCTGATGCCCCATTCGCCGATCTCGTCATAGATCATCAGCGTGGTGCAGTCGTCGCCGGCCGCCTGAACCTCGAACCGGCGCCCGGTGGCCCGATTGAACACGCCGCGCCGGTCATGCGCCGGGATGCTGGCGGGCAGGTCGATCGGACCCGGCCGACCGGGACCGGCAAAGACACCACGCGCCCGAAGCGCACGTGCATTGGCGGTCAAGGTGATCAGGTGCGGATTCATGTCTGGTTGCCCTCCGGCAGGTCGGTATTCAGCGGCCCGATGTCCGACTGCATGTTGCTTTCGATGATGTAGCGGTCGCCGCCTTCGTCGGTGCGCGGGTCCATGTCGTTCAGGGCGCGCCATTCGTTGGCACTGATCACGCCGTTCCGGTGCTGGATCTGAAGCGATTCCGCCCGCGCCTTCGGGTCACCGCGCAGCAGGGCGTCGACATTGTGCTTCACCTGCACGTGCGCCCGGTCCCGTTCCGGCACCAGTGAAAACAGGATCGCCTGTTCCCAGCGGATCAGCCACGGCGCGATGCTGTATTTCAGCACCTCCAGCGACTGTTCCGTGATGTTGGAGAATGTTGCCCGCTCCAGGTCATAGACCAGGTGCGGCGGCACGCCGTAGATCCGGCAGATGTCCAGCAGGCTGAACTTGCGCCCGTCGATGAACTGCGCATCCCGGTGGTTCATGCTGACCGTTTCCATGGTCATGCCCTGCGGCAGCACCGCCGTCTTGAAGGCATTGGCGCCGGACTGCATTTCGTCCAGGTCTTCCCGCAGCTCCGCCCGGGACTCCCTGGACATGTTCACACCTTCAGGGGTCGAAACCACCAGCCCCATCATGGCGCTGTTCGCCCAGAACCGCCCCGCATGGTCCTGCATCGCCTGGCTTTCGCCAAAGCTGTTGCGGAACACCTGCACCGGCGACAGGCCCCGGTAACCGTCATCGGACGGGCCGCGCAGGTGCAGCACCCGATCCACCGGATAGACCGTCTCCGCGCCGCTGCGCGGGTCACGCCACACCCATTCCGGCACACCCCTGTCCGTCGCCTCGATGCGGTAATGCGCCGGGTGCATCCGGATCAGCTGCACCGGAGCCCCCCCGACGCCGCGGGTGATCAGCGCGCTGCCGTTGCCGGTCTTCAGCGCATCGTCGGTCATCAGCTCGCGGAATTCATAGGGCCGTTGCCAGGGGTTCGGATTGGCCAGCACCTTCGCCGCCGGCATATCCGACGCGGGTTCCCGCCTGCCATCCGTCACGTTCATGACCTTGATCGGCAGTTGCGATGTCGTTTCCGACAGGAACCGGATACAGCGATGCGCCGCCGGGATACCGCCGACACTGGCCGCCGTCACCGACACCCCAGCCAGGCTGCGGCTCATGTAGCGGTCCAGCGCCTTTTCCAGTTCCACGGGCGTGGTGATGGCATTCTGCGGCGTCAGCCAGCGCCCGATCGCCTGTCCCAGCCTACGCAGCATCGAAGATCTCGCCGCGCTTGTACTCGATCACCTTCGGCGCGGAATCCTTCGCCAGCGGCATCTGGCTCATGGCCATCAGGCCCGCCGCGATGCCGTCGATCTTCTGCTTTGACATTGCGGATTCCTTCTTCGGCAGGATGCTGCCATCGACGCGCCGTTCGACAACGCAATTGCTGGCGTTCCAGGTCAGGCAGGGGTTGCCGGGGTGGGCCATGCGGCCCTGCGACCGCACCCGTGCCTCCAGGTCCAGCGCCGCCGAACCGATGTTTCCCGCGGTATAGTTCAGGATGCCGGCCGGGTGGCCGTCACGCTCCAGCCGGGTGACGATGTCGGGCCCTGTGCCATAGCGGTCGAAGACGATGGACCGGACCTTGAACCGTTCGCAGGCGGCGCGGATGTGGGCTTCGATGCCCTCGGTATCGATCCAGTCGCCCTCGGTCGCCGTGACGATGCCGGCATCGGTCCAGACCTTGTAAAAGTCCATGGACATTTCCCGGACGCGCCGCCGGATGACCTCCCGCGGCAGCCAGAACTGCGGAAACCAGACCAGCGCCCCGCCGCGGCGGAACACCAGCACGACCGCCGTCATGTCATCGCGCTCCGACATGTCGGCGCCGATCCAGCAGTCCTGGCCCTCGAAGTCATCCAGGCTCAGGTCGGGCTCGGCGCAGGCGTTCCACTCATCCAGCCGCAACCAGTTCGTTGCCGACTGCAGCCAGCGGTTCAGATCCTTGGTGACGAATTCCGCTTCGGACTCGTTGCTGTTGGCCGCCTCCAGCGCCCGGTCTTCCATGTATCGCAGCTGCTTCGACACCCCCAGGTTGGGATTTGCCTTGACCCAGACCTTCGGATCCTGCGGGTCGTCGCCTTCGTCCAGCGTATAGATCACCGCGAAATAATGGTCCGCTACCACGACCTGCTGCAGCACCTTTACCGCCAGCTGCCGCTGTTCGTAACATGGCCCCTCGATGTTGCGCCCCGCCGTCGTGATGATCAGCGCCATCGGGTTCGTGCGCGCGCCCTGCGCCGTCCGCAGCACGTCCCACAGCCCCCGATCCTTGTGCGCGTGGAATTCATCCATGCACAGCGCATGCGGGTTCAGCCCGTCCTGCGTCGATGACTTGGCATTGATCGGCTTGATGTCGCCCATGTTGGCGGCGATCGATATGCTGTTCGCCCAGGTCTCGATGCCGAACGCTTCCCGCAGCGGCGGGGTCACATCGCACATCTTTCGGATGACGCCCCAGACGATCCGCGCCTGGTCGCCGGTGGTCGCCGCCGTCTTCACCTGCGGCCCGACTTCGCCCTCGCAGACCGCGCAATACAGCATGATGCCGGCGGCAAATGCCGACTTGCCATTCTTGCGGGCCACCTCGACATAGACGGTACTGAACCGGCGGCCCAGGTCATTGCCCTGCGCATCCACCCGACGGAACCCGAACAGGTTCACGACGATGAACACCTGCCACGGCTCCAGCGTCAGCGTCGGCGTTTTCCAGCTGCCCTCGACGTGCGGCAGTTTCTCGATGAAGTCGCAGGCATCGCTGGCGTGCACCCGGCTGAAGATGAACGGCGGCCGTTTCCGGCGCGCCCGATTCATGTCATCCAGGAACCGCTGCGCCGCCTGGCGCATCAGCTGACAGTGCCTGCGCCCTTCCGTATCCCTGACCGCGCCCTGCGCATACCGCCGGGCAACCGCGATGTAGTCGCGGCGGTGCCTACTTGACGCCATTTTTCGCGAAGGGGTTGCCGCCAGGCTTCTCCGGTGCCGCACCGATGCGCGACCGGACACCGGCCAGCCCGAAGACCTCCAGCTGCTTGCGCAGCTCCGCCAGCGCCGCGATCGCCGGGGCTTCGCCCTTGCCGCCGAAGTACATGCCGAACTGCGCCGTGACGTGTGCCTGCAGCTGGCACATGTTGGCGAACGCCTGGCTGTCCTTTTCCGTCGCCAGCTTGTTGCGCTCCACCAGCACCACCAGGTCGTTCCAGATTTCCTCTGCCGGTGCCGGGAACCCGGACGGCATGCGCGGCAGATCCGCCTCGACTTCGTCGCGCGGATGCTTCGACGTCGCCGGGGTCGTGCCCCGCGCCGCCTTCACGCTCTCCGGATCACGCTTGCGACCTCTCTGCATCGGGTAACCCTCCGACAGTCCTGAACCTGTAAACAGCGAATCAATGACGCGCGGCCCGTGTACCGAAAAACCTTTACCGAACCCGGTATGCACGTCGCGCAACGCTTCGGGATAAACCCCGCTTATACCAAAAATTATCTAATGAAAACAATTATTTAACCCACAACATCAATTCCCACACCCCTTTTTTTGAC